CGAGGTCACGGGCAAGCGATGACTGCCAACGATATCCATAGAGCGCGAGACCGACAGTCTCAAGGCCTCGTGCATCGCGGGTGAATAAATCGCTCATCAGGCGAAAGTCTCAGAGTCTTCAATGACCAACTCGGCGTGGTTGACCCAGTGTGCTTCGTCGGTCATCCGCAAAACCTCGTGAGCGAGCCAAACCGGCATCCATTGGATGCCCTCGTCATCGGCGATTAAAAAATCCGGGATATGCACCTCGGCGTCTTCCATCATCAAAGCATTGAAGGTGTATTGCGCCTCACGCTCTGGGTTGTCGCGACAGGCTGTCAAATACTCAGCAGCGTCATCGTATTCGAGATTAACAACACCGTTGCTGTGGATGATCTCTACATGAGTGTCAGAGTAAGCGTTAATGGTGATGCTCACGGCTTGGCTTCCTTGGGTGGTGGTAACGATTACCATTAGGGCCTAGTTTGAGGCCCTGATCACGACGAGTCAATAAGTTAGACCAAGCAATTTATTCAAAGCATCAATTGATATCAGAGGATCAATAGAGATGGGACGCCCAACACGCGCAAAGACTGAGGTGGTGGATGAAATCTGCCGCCGGATCGCTGCGGGTGAGTCTCTGCGCTCGATTTGCCGCGACGACCACCTACCGGCGATCTCCACGGTGACGATGTGGATTGTTGATGGTACGCAGCCTGAATTCGTGGAGAAGTATTGGCGAGCCCGCGAGGCGGCGGGTTATGTGCATGCCGATAAGATTCAGGATATCGCTCAGGGGCTAGAGCATGAGGCGATCCAGCCGCAGGTCGCGAAGGTCGCGTTGGATGCCTACAAGTGGGCTGCCGAGCGGATGGCGCCTAAGGGCCACAGCCCGCGCACGATTCAGGATCACCAGTCGAGTGATGGCTCGATGAGCCCCGCGCAGGCAATCAGCGATGAGGAGCTCGATGCCCGGATCAAGGAGCTCACCGGTGGGCGTTAGCTGCCCGATCTGTCACCGAGGCCGGATGGTGTGGCAGGCCGAGACGGTCTCACTGATCCCGCTCCACTATCTGCGCTGCGATTACTGCGGCGAGGTGATTAAGCCGGGGTGACTGAGCAACTCACTGCTGAGCAAAAACGCGAGCTGATCGCGCTGCTTGAGGAGCGTGAACGCAGNAAGCGCTACCGGCTGATCGACAGCCTCTTCCCCGATGAGGGCGACTACCGCCGGGAGCTCTACCCAAAGCACCTGGAGTTCTTTCGGGCAGGGGCGGTGCATCGAGAGCGTCTCTTCATGGCAGCCAACCGCTCCGGCAAGTCAGTCGCCGGCGGTGCGGAGATGACCTACCACCTCACTGGACGCTATCCGGATTGGTGGGAGGGGCGGCGGTTTGACGAGCCTATCCGGGCGCTTGCCGCTGGAGACACCAGCCAGACCACTCGCGACATCATCCAGAACAAGCTGCTTGGGGGCCTTTACGAGACCCCTGAGTTCGGCACCGGGCTGATCCCNAAGGATTGCCTGGGGAAACCCACGCCTAGCCGAGGCATTGCGAATGCCTACGAGGAGATCGCAGTCCACCACGTCTCAGGCGGGACCTCGAGGCTTGCGATGCGCTCCTATGATCAGGGCCGGCGCATATTCCAGGGCGTTGAGCTGCACGCGGTGTGGCTCGATGAGGAGGTGCCCAGGGATGTCTATGAGGAGGCACTGGTGCGGACCATGACCACACAGGGCCTTGTCTGGATGACCTTCACCCCGCTGCAGGGATTAACGCCGCTGGTGGTGGATTTTCTTGAGTCACGATCCGAGCAGGAGCCGGTGTGAGTGAAATGATTAGTGAAACGATTCTCATCATCTGCCTCGCTGGCTGGCTTTTGTCGCTGACCGAACACTAACTAGACACCAAAGGGATGCCAGGTTGGTACTGGCGTCGAGATAGCTATGGATGATCAGGAATATCTGCCCGGTGAGCAAAGCACCTCGGCGAGTATCCGCTCTCAGCTCATCGACACCCTGAAAGCCCGAGGCGTTGAGGCTGGAACGATTCCGCTCTCACTTGCAATGAGAATTGACCGGGCCGCCTATCCGGGCAAGAAGATGGACCTATCTGGCATCACGCTCTGGGTGAAGCTTTGAGCCGCTATGTGGTGCAAGCCGGTTGGGCCGATGTCCCGCATCTCACCGATGCCGATATTGAGGACCTCTCCAAATCCATCGCCCCGCACCAGCGAGAGGCGCGGATGAACGGCACCCCATCGCTGGGGTCGGGCGCGATCTACCCGGTCCCGGAGGAGGATGTGGTGATCGAGCCCTTCCAAATCCCTGCCTGGTATCCCCGGCTCTACGGCCTTGATGTGGGCTGGAATCGGACCGCGGCGGTGTGGGGTGCGATCGATCGGGATACCGACACGATTTATCTCTACTCCGAGCACTACCGGGGACAGGCCGAGGTGCCGGTCCACACCAAAGCGATCAAGCTTCGAGGGGCCTGGATTCCCGGGGTGATCGATACCGCAGCCCGGGGCCGCAGCCAAGCCGATGGCAAGAGCCTGTGGTCGCTCTACGACGAGGAGGGTCTGATCCTCCACAAGGCCAACAAGGCTGTCGAGGCAGGGCTGATGGAGACCCTCGACCGGCTCTCATCAGGAAGACTCAAGGTCTTCTCGACGCTTCAGCACTGGATCGCTGAATACCGGCTCTATCGCCGAGACGAGCGGGGGCGGGTGGTCAAGGAGAACGATCACTTAATGGATGCCACCCGGTATCTGGTAATGGGATCACACCACGCAGACACCAAGCCCAAGGATTCTGATTACAAGCCGCAGGTCGCAGCCGACCCGACGGCCGGCTACTGAGGATTATCATGCAGGCATACGATCAAACCGATTACGAGCCAGAGAATAGCGAGCCCACCGAGGAGGAAATCCGTCGGGAAGGACTTGCAGGTCTTGGGCTCGAAGCTGCATAAGCTTGCCCACGACCAGGTCGCAGCCCGGCAGCTCATCGAGACCCGGTGGCTCAATGATCTGCGCCAGTACCACGGGGAGTACACCGCAGCGGAGCTCGAGCGGATGGAGGGCCGGTCCTCGGTCTTTGTGAATATCACCCGCAACAAGACCCGTGCTGCGATCTCGCGGCTTGCCGATATGCTGCTGCCCAACGATGACCGCAACTACGGCATCAAGCCCACCCCGATCCCGCAGACCTCAGCGCTGGTGCCTGAGGAGCAGAAACAAGCCGCGATCGAGGGCGCCGATGAGGCAGCCCGGTTGATGGAAGAGCAGATCGCCGATGACTTCGATGAGGCGCGCTACTACGCCCATGCCCGCGATGTCATTGAGGATGCCTGTATCTACGGGACAGGTATCATGAAGGGCCCGACCATCGTCAACCGGACCCGTCAGGCGTGGTCCACTGATCCGGTCACGGGTGTCTCAGCGCTTGAGATTCAGCAGGAATACCGCCCCGCCGTTGAGCGTGTCGATCCCTGGGACTTTTTCCCGGATATGTCGGCACAGACGATGGAGGAGGCGGAGTTCGTCTTCGAGCGAAAGCTCATCAACCGCAAACAGCTCCGGGCTCTAGCCGATCTGCCTGGGGTGATGCACGAGCAGCTACGCCGGGCGATGGAGGATGAGGACGGCCACGGGCATATCGCCAACGACCGCCGCGATGAGCTCCGGGAGATCACCGGGGTCGATACCGTCTCCACCGCCAAGCGCTGGGAGCTGTGGGAGTATTGGGGTCCGCTCGATAAGGATGAGCTAAGAGCCGCGGGTGTCGAGGTCGATGATGACCCGCTGATTGAGTACACCGGATCGGTGTTGATGGTCGGGCGCTTTGTCGTGAAGGCAAGCTTAAACCCCTTGGACTCCGGTGCGATTCCCTACTCAGCGTTTAACTGGGAAGCCGACGGCTCCTCGATCTTCGGCTTTGGTGTGCCGTACCTGATGCGCCAGCCACAGAAGGTCACCAACGCTGCCTGGCGGATGATGATGGACAACGCCGCGGTCTCGGCAGGGCCGCAGGTGGTGGTGAATAAGCGCGCTGTCACCCCGCAGGATGATGACTGGACGGTCAAGCGCATGAAGACCTGGCTTGCCACCGGGGACTTGCCGGTCGATCAGGCTTTTGGCATCTACAACATCAACTCCAACCAAGGCGATCTCTCAGCGATCTTCCAGATGGCCCAACAGCTCGCCGATGTCGAGACCAATCTCCCCATCCTGCTGCAGGGCGAGGGGGTCCGGGGTGGACCGGGTGCCGGGACCGCAACCGGCATGCAGATGCTGATGAACAACTCCAACATCGTGCTGCGCTCGGCGGTAAAGAACTGGGACGACGGGATCACGGTGCCCACGGTTCGCCGGTTCTACGACTTCCACATGGCCTACACCGATCGCCCTGAGATCAAGGGCGACTTTGACATCATCGCCAAGGGCACCTCGGTGCTGATTGCCCGAGAAGAGCAGCAGGAAAAACTGATGATGTTGGCGCAGCTCGCGGGCTCCAACCCGGAGTTTGCCAAGATGACCGATTGGCAGGCGATGTATCGAGAGATTCTTCGCACGATGCAGGTCTCATCCGATGATGTGACCCGCTCTGAGGAGGAGATTCAGCAGCTCACCCAACAGCAGGGCCCGGATGCCGAGACCCAGCTCAAGGTCCAGGAGCTGCAGTTAAAGCAGGCTGAATACCAGCTCAAACAGCAGCAGGCCGAGCTCGAGGCGACCAAGGCCGCCCAAGAGATGGACTTAAAGCGTCAGGCACAGCAGTTCGAGCAGCAGTACAAGACTGCCGAGCTTCAGAGTGAGCAGGAGAAAGCCCGCCTTGAGATCGCGCTGAAGGAAGGCATTACGCTGGCACAGCTTGAGCAAAAGGCAGGGCTTGAGTCGCAGAAGCTCGAGGCACAGATGCAAAAGACCGCTGCAGAGCTTGCCGCTGAGCGTGAAAAGCTCGCCGCACAGATGCGGTTCGAGAGCCAGAAGACTGCCGCTCAGATGCAGACCGAGCGGGATATGACCGCCGCTGAGCTTGCCGATAAGCAGGCCGAGCGGGCGGCACGTCAGCGCAACCAGTCGATGGGCTTTGATAGCTACTAAAGGGGCGGGCAATGGCT